CAGAGGGCCAGATATCCCGCGTTCCTGCGATTTCCTGAAGAACCTGAACAAGCCTGAACCATTTAAAATACTTTATTTCTATTACTATTCCCTATCCTTGACTAGTATCAGCACATTAGCCGGATATCCGATTTCCGTGAGTATATTAAATATTTAAAAATATTCCTGATAGTCCATATTCACATTCTGGTGACTTCAAACTATCTGTATTATAGATTTATATATCTTATCTGATTTAATGTGTCCTGTGTGATTCTTTTAATATCCTAATTCTTCAACTACTTTATTTGCTTTATCTGATACCTTATTATATATTCTCTTTAATTGCCTATATATCCATTTACCAAATCTGGTTTCTACTTGTTTATTTAGTTCTTCTAAAGCTTTTTCAGTTTTATTCTGATTATACCTTAATTCTGTTATTAGTTCTTCTAGTTCTTCTCTGGTCTCTTTCATATATATTATACGTTTTTATTTATTTATTCAGTTTATATATCAGACAAATTCTGGTTCTTATATATACATTTTTCATTTCTTTGTTTATATAAGGGAAACCTGATTCGTTTCTTACTGCTTTTCGTTCCCAGATTATAATTTGATTCTAGGGAGCTTTTTTCTGTTAGCCTAATAATTTATATAGCTTAGCCATTTCGGTGTGTCTGGTGTCAAATCTGGTATCTTAGAATGAATTTTTTGTATGATTATTAAGTTTTTATTTCCTAATTTTAAGATTATGCAACTTTTTTAGGGTCTAAAACAAACTTTTTTCTGATTCCGTTATACCATTCTCGAAAGTTATTTAAAAATTAATTTTAAAATTTAAAAATTATGGAGAGTAAAAATTTTGTTATTAAAAAAATTAAAAAAGGAAGTGAGCCCAAACTGTACATTTTTTACAACCTCACTAAAAATCAAGGAATCAAACGGATGAGACCCAAAAACCCATCCAATATCCAAATCGGAGAAATCGTTAAAATGAACGGAGAGAAATATCAGTTAGATGTAATATTCGATTTCAGAAACGGAGAAATTATATCTTGGATTGGAGAGTAAAATCTCCATTTCTCTGGTCTGAACATATATAAAAATTAAAATTTATACGATTATGGCACAAAATTATTTTGAAAGTGACTTTATGTCTATTGACTGGATCTTAGCTCATTTTGGTTATGACTGTGATGATGAGTTTTTATTAAAGCAAGGGTTTGACCAAAAAACTATAGATGAGTACTGGAAACGAGAACGTACTTTTTATAAAAACGAACAGGCTAAAGAGTCTAATGAATATTGGGAAGCATTTTGCCAATATAATAACATATAAAAAGAGAGCTTTCAGGGCTCTCTTTTCTTTTTGCTAATAAATTATATATCTTTGTTAGTTCGCATCATTCTGGGTCATCCTGTATATCCGGAAATAACTTCTGTTGTGGACTTTCCAGAATAATACTGTCTCCTTGTACGTGGACTAGTGGGCAGTTATTAGGCCATTTGGCGCATTCTCTTAAATCTACACCCGGTGGACATCCTAGTCCTCTGAGACATTCTTTAGTTAGTGGAGTTCTCATATCAATCTGTGGTTTGAATGTAATACGTTAAATCTTCACCTTTAAGGTTATCAAGACACCATTCATCTAGTTCTTTCCAGAGTTTATCATATAACTTGGAATACTCATCATTGCCTTTGTCATACCAATACCATATTTTATGGTTTAGTGTAATAACTAAGGCTGTGATATATTCTGCATTAGTTTTCCACTCTGAACTAGCTCTGTTATAAGTGTCTTGTATGGCATCCAACCCGAATACGTCTGCAATCGAGAAATCCTGCCAAAAACCTTTATAGTCTATTGTGCCATCATTGCTCATAGTGCTTCGGAGCTTTTTCAGGTTTATCAACAACAATGCCTTTAGTTACGATGTTAAACTGAACATCAAAGCTCATAATAACCTTACGTGCCTTAAGCATTTTGAATAACAAATCTTTACCATTCTCAGGAAGATTGTCAAAATTCTCGATCCATAACAGTTGGCCATTCTCAACTTTGCCAACAAGAACGGTTCCGTGCATACGGTCTAATGTGATACCGTTTTCTAATTTGAGTGAAGGTTCTCCCATCAGAGAACTAATTTTAAAAGATGTAATCATAATTCATTTGGTTTTATTAGTTAAACATTCGATTAGTTTCTCAATATTTTTATTGAGGGTTTCAAGTTCTTTTGCCATACGCTTAATAGCCGTATAAGCTTCTAATTCAATTTGGGTCATAATGATTAGTGTTTAAAGTGTTTGAGACGTGCAGGAATAACTACTTTGTAATTGCACTCATCACAGCATTCACCTGCATTGAATACTGGGAATGGATTGTTGCCATACTCTCCTGTGATATGCTTTTTGCATATACAACAGGTAAATTCGTAATCTGGGTTCATAATGTTTAAATTTATTTGAGTTTAACTTTAATTATTTTCGGTAATTGTCCGTAAATCAATGTTTTAACTTATTGACATTGCAAAATTATAACAATTCCACGACACGGAAAAATCCGGGATGAAAAAAGTTCCCAGAAAGTGAAAATTGGCAAGCTCACTTTACAAAATGACTGCTTTTTGCAACATTTTATACGAAAAACCCATCACTTATCATCTCGACAAATGATGGGAAAATAAATAAAAAATAACTTTAAATAATTATGGTAAACAATCAACTGCCTTATCTTGTTTTAAGTCCTCTAAGGCTTGGACTCTATCTTCTAACTATTGGAATTTTCTTTTAAATTCTGCCAGTAATATATCGTGCTCATAAATGTATTCTTCTACACTTTGTTCTTTAGTTTCTTCTATATGTTTTAAAGCAGTCTTATCTTCAAATGGGTACTCCATAATCTGTATCAGTTTCTTTTTATATTTATTTCAGAATAATTGACAACTTGTTAAACCTTCAGCTTCTCTGTTTAATTGAGCAACGTTTATAGGTTCTGTAGAGAAATAAGGAATGTATTTATTAAGTTCATCATCATACTCATAACAGAAATAAAATACGTTCTATGGTTTATAGCAATAACAGGTTTTCCATTCCTTTTTATAATCGGTAGTTGCAGAAACATTAGTGGTTTTGTTCTATAAATGCTATTCAACTTCATACTATCCGAATATATTACTAACCCAAATAACACCATCATACCAGATAGATGATAAATATGCAGCTTGGATCCATTTCTTATCTGCACGTCTGCATATAGCTAAGAACTTTTCATCATTTATAAGATGACTTGGATAAGTATTAGATTTTTCTTTGCGGAATTTGATTTCAATTCCTGTATGGGTCTTGTTATTCATAGTAAGCTTTAGATCCAAACAACTATTACCTTGATACTCATATACTGATTTAACATCAGGGCTATATTTGTTAAATAGTTTTTTCATAATGTAACGTGACCAACTGTCTTCGAATGGTTTGCTTTGTAAGTTTTGCCAATTGGCTTGGTTAAATTGTTCTGCTGTAATGTACTTATACATAATTATTATTTGTTAATTTTTATTTGTATATATTATTTATTTCGGAAATTTTCGGAAAAAATTCACTTTGCTCATTGTGTTTAGTTTCTTCTGCTGCTTTAATTTTTTGTTCTTCTATCTAAAGTATTAAATCCTTTTCTAAATCGTTAATTAGGTCTTTTGATACATTGTTTATTTTACATATCCATTCATTTACATCTGCTTCAGGAAAAGGATTATCAATAGGTCTTGTTTTTGCTTTTTCAAATAAGTCATTATACGTATCTATTGGAATTATATCTAACATAACTGCTACTACAATCAAATACACTTCTGAAGCATCCTTAATTTTACCCTGTTGAATAAGGTGTATTGTATATAATGTGTTCTCATATTGATTTAGATATTGGTGTTCTCTCCACTTTGGGCTAAAGAAAATACCAAAAAAATCGTCATCATCACTCAATACAGACTTTCTTCTTGCTTCTTTAGCTTTCTTGTATTTTTCTACTATATTTCTATACTTCTCTGTATATTTCATATGTAACTGAAAATGCTCATCTGGAGAAAGAAATATTAGTTCTGACGCAGGTCTATTGTAGTAAAGTCCTTTTTCTTTTAGTTGCCTTACCGAATATGTCTAGCCATCTTCTTGGATTTCTAATCTGTGATGACAATGCCATTTATAAAACTTATCATTTATAGCATTTTTATAGTTCTCAATTAAACTAATATCTTCAGCACAATACTTTTCTGCATTTGATTTACTAATCATTTCTTATATTTGTTAATTTTTATCATATCTTCAAGTTCATAATCTTGAATATAACGTCTCATAAGTTCCTTCCTGATAAAAGTATCACTTTCGCTATTATGTTTATCTGCTATTTGTTTAACGGTAGGCATTTCGTCAAATGAGTTTATAAGGCTAATTAATTCTTCTTTACTAAGCTTTTTCATTGTATTATAATCTGAATTTTTTATATTTATTTCTTTTGTATCACCATTGATATCCTTCACTGTATTATCATTGTCAATAAAGATTGCTTTATATGTACAGCTAATGGCTGCATCTGATAATATATTTTGGCCTTTATTGTTCATCCAAGGTAAATAATAAGCATTATTATTATCGTTAATTGTTTGACCCCAATTAAAATTCCTCATTAAACGAGTTAAAAAGCCCCAATAAACGAAATAGAATTCGTCTAAGGTAATGTTCTCATAAAGCTTTTTATTGGCTAAAATTTGATATTTAATGGCATTATATAAATGGGAAATATCGATAAAATTAGAAGCATTGTGTAATTGAGATTTTTCTCCTAAATGGAATATAACATCAAGTCTGATACTGTGAACTGAATATACCAATGGGTATGAATCATTAAAATTCTTCCTTGCGTAATCAAATAAGTTCTTACCAATCTAAATAGTATTGGTTAATTGGTTGTTTGCAACTTCTTGCTTTCTTGCTTCAATTTCTGCTAAGAAGTTATTGATTTCATTTTTAAATTCGTTTTTGTTTAACATTGTTGTGGACAGTAAATTTTTATAAAAAGAATGGTTCTAATATTCTACTCTTCCTGTCCACTTGAATTTCGAATATTAAAACCATTCTATATATTATTTATCTTCGAAATTTCTAATATATTGTGGACAGCATTAAAAATTTCTCCGTTTCTATATTTTATTTATTTCGGCTTTAAAAAGTTTTTTTCGTGTTTTTTGTTCATATGAAAAATATAATCTTTTATTATTTATTCAAATTAATTTTGAAAAAAATTCACTTTGCTCTTTTATTATTTATTTCGAAAATTTTGAAACTAAAAAAACAGGAAAAAAACATAAAAAAAACATAAAAAAAACATAAAAAAAACAGGTGTTAATAAATACAATAATAACAATAATAGAGAACACGGGTTTCACGTGCTTCTAATGCACGTTCACCCTGTTCTCTTAAACCAACCCACTTAGTTAACCATCCATCTTTAACCATCTTTATTCTTCAATAAATATTTAAACAAACTATATACAACTATGTTACCTGTTAAACTAAAACCTAATCCAACCGTTATGCAACTAGTTACTTCAAAACTAGATTCATTGTTACCTAATTTATAGTTAACTATACCGTTTGAACCTGAACCAGAAAAACCAAATATAGTTATATTAAAAAAGAAAGTTCAGTCAAACTCAACTGAACTCTTTTAATCAACCCAAAACCTAACACCCGGATTATATCCATTAACTTCATATCCATCAAAGACCGGAACAAAATGATTCATATCATCATCTTCTAATATTCCAACTTTCTAAAATGCATCTGCAAGGATCTAAACAACATTACAATAATCAAAATGCCTTCTGTCTTTCCTTATATAATAAAAGTGAAAACGGTAAGGCATTTCTTTATTAGCCAAATCTTCTATTAGTTCAGGCTTCATTTCTTCAAGTTTCGGAATAACAAAATTATAATAATCCATTGCAAGCTTACTGTTAATCAGTCTTCCTCTGACTATTCGTTTTGAGTTCTTACTACTTGCTACATTCATTCCAATTAGTTCATATTGCTTCATATCAAAATAATCTGTTTTTATTAGCATCTTCCAAACATCTCATATAATCTTTAATGCTATAGAAAACATAAGCATTAAACTCATTCATCCATCTGGATTGTCTGCTTTCTAAATAATTTTTAATTACCAAATACGTATGCATTTCTACATATGTTTCTGTTAAATCCTGTGCATCTGGTTTGAGCAAATATAGTTTCTTATATATCTCAAATTTTCCGTCTTTCTAATGCATATAAATGTCTTTACCATTATCGGTAAAATTGAAATGAGGCTTACTCAATATTTCTTCTTTGTTATAACATAATTTTGGATCCATAATAATCTTGTTTTTTATTATTTATTAAACGAAAAAGAACCAGTCTTTTTTAAACTGATTCTTTATTTAATAATATAACTAGGTCCGATAACAACTGAAAAGCCGGCCGAAGGTCCATTAGTCCAAGTTTTGTTCTGAACATCTAAAGTTATTCCATAATTTATACTAGGTCCAAATGTTATGCACCACCCAAACTTTTTCGGTTTCGGTTTCATTATCTCATAATTAAGAGAATAACTACACTCTACACTATCAATATTAGTATGCCACCCACTATGATGTATTTTCTGTTTTAATTCAAAACTGTCTTTCTTTAGCTCAAATTCCGACACTTTATGCTCAATCGGCATATATATTGTGTCGTGTAAAATTGTGTCTTTATACTGAACATCTATTATAGTATCAAACTTGGTTTTCCACTTTGTTTTTGTTATTATACTATCTTGCTTTATAGTGACTGTATCTGACACATAGACACATTCTGGCACACTTAAATGCTTTAGATAATAAAACTATAATCCATTGAAAATAAGTGACACCAGAAACAATACTCCTATGATCCAATTTAACGCTTTCATAGGTGTAAAACTTGGTGTCTTTGATTTTCTTTTGTGAAACTAAGATGAACCCAAGAATATTGTGATTCATCTATTAGCTAATCGATAGGCAGGTTTTTAATATTGACACAACACCAGTTGAAAAAAGCCCGGTTCATTTCAACACTGCCTAAGTTTATATCTGCTGCCTGTCCTTTTTTATGCTGTGATTTTTCTTTTCCGTCAACTTTTCTGTTTAACTCATCACACCTGTACCCGGACGAAATATATAAAGGCAGGCCATACTATTCACGTATGTCATCCAGACACTCCATAGTAAATATGATATTGTCTATAATATCACACTACTTAGGGAAGTTGTCTATTCCAAATTCATCTGCTTTAGATGAACGTATCATTTCTATAAATTTGAAATATTTCATTTCTTTTTACGATTAGTTTTCAATTCTTTTTGTGTGATTTTTCCTTGCTTCATTAAAGCATCAAAACCGGGCTTTAAAAGCTCTACCATTGAGTCCACTGTGGGTTTGTCATTCTTTGCCATTTTTGTATAAATTTTGAAATGTGGTGCAAATATACAAAAATTAAACGATATATCCAAATAAAAAACTCATTTCTGATTTATTTCTGTGTCATCTGGTGATGCGAAATAATCATTTAATATAATTTATTATATTAACCAAAAACGGTGTCCCAGGATGCGAATATTTAATATTGACAATTTACACGTTTGGGAGCTCTTGGTCTGGCTAATTTATGCATTGATTTATAATATTCTACTTTCCAAGGTTCTAAATATGGGTTATATGGTCTATGGTACCAATCATCTTCATCTTTCGGTACAAATACATTATTACTATTTGATTTAATATGATTGTATTCACATTCGCATTTTTTCTTTTTAGGACGATAACAAACGGTAGGCCCCGGTAAACCAATAGTAACCGGATAAAATATTGGTTCAGGTTCAGGACAAGGATGTGGTGGGCAAGGTGGAACAGGTCTTGGTGGAACTGGTGGTGTTGGACCGGGTTGAATTGATTTAATTGCTTCAACAGTTTTTACAAATCCATCTTCCACTTTTGCAGCAACCAATTGTACAGAATCAGTCAAATCACTAGTATCAATATGGATCTAAATATTTTCAATCGCTTTAGTTTGTTTATTGATAGCTTTAGTGATGCTCTGTATGTCTTTAGAATGGATGTCAACATTTATTGAAATATCTTTGATTGCTTGCGTATTTGCTTCAATACTATTATTGACAACTGTAAGCTAGTCTTGAATAACGTCAAGTTTCTATTCTATTGTTACAGTGCTTGGATTTATGTCTGAAAGTTTTGCATAAATTGCTCTAAATATATCAGTATTACCCATATTAGCAGGTAAGTCACAAGGGTAAGCCATAGTTTTAATCTTCTTTTTTATCTTCTGTTTTATTATTTATTTTTGCTATTTGGATTGCAGTATATTCTCCAATTCCAAAGACAGCTCCAACAAATGTAAATATTTCACCAATAACAGTAAGCACAGAAGTGTGTATTTCACCTATTGGTGGAAGATAAATAGAAATAAAAATTAGGACAACTCCAGCAACAAGTAACACTATCGATGATATAAATTTAATCCAATCTTTGGTATCTTGATTCATTTTCATTTGTTATTTGATAATTAGTTTTAGTGGAGTTTTCAATTAGTCATTTTTGTTCAAATGAAAAATAAATAATGGGAATCTTTTGGACTCCCATTATTCTAAATTTTTAATATTTGATTTAGTTATTAAGCACTTGGTGTTACATAATCTTGTACTGTCCAACCAGATGGAATTCCAGAATTACCTGTTGTCCAAGTTGCGTTAGCATCTTTTATAAACGTTCCAGAATTAGATACACCATAAACCCAATAATCGCAATTAGATGTTGTAATATTAGATGTTGCCTAACAGTTAATATATGATAAATTTTTGCAACCATCGAACATACCATTGTAACAATAACTAGCCAAACTAGTTGCAGGTAATACAGGTGCTTCAGTTAATGCAGTGCAACCCTAGAACATATAAGAGTAACAACTATTAGCCAAACTAGTTGCAGGTAATACAGGTGCTTCAGTTAATGAAGTGCAACCACTGAACATACCATTGTAACATTGAGGAGCCAAACTAGTTGCAGGTAATTCTGGTGCTTCTGTCAATGTAGTGCAAACACTGAACATACCATTGTAACAATTATCGGCCAAACTGGTTGCAGGTAATTCTGGTGCTTCTGTCAATGTAGTGCAACCACCGAACATACCATTGTAACAATTATCGGCCAAACTAGTTGCAGGTAATGCTGGTGCTTCAGTTAATGAAGTGCAACCCTAGAACATACCAGAATAACAACTATCTGCCAATCTAGTTGCTGGTAATTCTGGTGCTTCTATCAATGTAGTGCAACCCTAGAACATACCAGAATAACAACTATCTGCCAATCTAGTTGCTGGTAATTCTGGTGCTTCTATCAATGTAGTGCAACCACTGAACATATAAGAGTAACAACTATTAGCCAAACTAGTTGCAGGTAATGCTGGTGCTTCTGTCAATGTAGTGCAACCACTGAACATACCAGAATAACAACTATCTGCCAAACTAGTTGCTGGTAATGCTGGTGCTTTAGTTAATGAAGTGCAACCCTAGAACATACCATTGTAACAATATTCAGCTAATGCAGTTATTTCATTCCAGTTTGTTTTTGATAGCAAACTGTTAATATTACCGTGTGCTTCAACATTAAGGGTATTTTCTGATTCATTTTCAAATTCAAAATAATGATAATATAATGTATCTTCATAATCTTCATAATCATAAACACTAAAATAATCGTTGTTACCACGTAAATATACTTTACCATCTGTTGGTATTACTATATCATTATCTACTGTATAATGTGTCCAATTTTTTCTATCAAATGAATAATCAATATCAATTGGAGTTGATGGTTCTGCTTCATAATCAGAATAAAGAACTAATCTAACTTTTGTGTTAGGAAGATTAGCACTAAAATTAAGGTAATCTGCATCTGGATGTAATGTATATATTAAGTTATATATAGCATCAATATCTTGTTCTTGAAGTTTATCATAGAATGTGCTTAAATTACCATAAGTAATCAATTTATCGTTTAATTCTGCCATAATTTTATCTATATTTAATTTTTAATATTTATTTGCTTATACGAACAATGCTTCAATTTCAGCATTAGATGCTACTTCATATGTTGCACTAATTGTTGTTCCTGATATTGTAATATTAGAACCTGCTGTTAAAGTATCTTGCTTTGCACCAAGTAATTGGTTTATTTTTCTTGATGAGTATGTCTGTCTTGCCGCTGGACCGTTATCATTTATAATTGCGACGTCTTCTTCACTGTAACTCCAAGAAGCACCTCTATTTGTTGATCTTCTTTCGTACAAAGAAACACTACCATCCCAAGCAACTAAAATGTCTTGATTTATTGCGTTGCCAGCGGCAGCCACATATAAGTTTGCTGTGATACTAATAATTCTTTGACCTTGCATCTCAAAACCAATACCAACACGATACACACCTGATGTAGTTGCAGTATTTAATGCTGTCCAGTCAAATTCTTGTGTTTGTAGATTTACAGGCACAAAGTAGTCCATTTTCTTTGCATAGTCACTCAAGTCAATGCGTGTAGAACCAACCTTTTCCCAAGCATTATCAACATACATATACTCATCATATGCATCAGCAGTTTCACCACCAGTTTCAGGAACAAAGTATATTGTGTGAGCATCGCCGCTTGCGGGTAATTCCTGTACAATAGATACAGCAAATCCTGCGTCAGCAATTTGTGCAGCAATCTTGTTTGAGCTCCAAGTGTAGTATTTTGAAGTAGTAGTATCTTTGATTTCACCTGCATAATAAGTACTGAATGAACTCCAACCATCATTAGTTGCACGTGTAGAACTCCAAGTACGTTTTTGAATTGTATAATTACTTTGGATTCTCTAATAAATAGAATCACTCTTATCATATTCATCATAATCGATACCTTCAACTGTCAATGTCCAGTTTTTGATATAATCACCTTTCGTTTTATTAGTAAGTCTTTGAACCACACTATAAACACCCGGAGTTTTGATTGCTTTGAGTGCTTCATTAGAATTAAGGTTTGAACCAACAATAATAGTATTTACTAATGATACTGGAGCAAATTGATGGTCAGCAGAAACATATGAATAAAGTGCTTCATTTTCAGTATCAAAATATAATTTTGTTGCATCTGGAGTTTGTTCAACCCAAGATCCACTGACATATTTATAAAGAGTGTCAGAATTTTCTCCTTTAATGATAACTTGTTCGTCTTCCTCACCACTTACAGGCAATTCAGCGACAAAAGTAAAGTCTTCAGTTTCTTTGCCTTCAATCTCACTATTTGCTGTTCCGGCAACGGCCTGAATTTCTTCATTGATTTTACTTGAGCTCCAAGTCTTATCTAAGCGAATAGAAGTGTCATCAATAATTTTACTTCCACCACCTTCAACTAATGGTAATATTTCCAATAAAATGGAATAAACAGAATCAAATTGGGTTTCATCTCCACCCAATTCATTATAAATTTGAAGTGCTATAGAATAGACACTATCAAATGGAATTGGACTATTACCAATTCTTGAACTAATCTCTTGCGCAATTTCTCTATTAGTCATATATTATTCGAATAATTTTTTGTACATTTTTGTTCAAATGAAAAATAATAAAATTAAATTATTTCAAATTCAAGATTCTGTGTTACTGGTGTTATTCCAAATACAAAGCTTGAATCTGTTATACAATTCCAACCATTTTCATCTGGTGATTCTAAATGCTCATTTTTATCAACAACACTAATTAAATCATTACCGTCATTAGCACCATAAAATGCTATTGTATATTCATCAATATCTGATTGTTGTTTAATAGTTCTTGAAGCTTTAATGTCTTTATGCTCAACGTATATACCAATCACATTTATTTGTTTATTCTTTGGTGTCGATATGATTACTTTGGATCCAGCTTTAACATCAATTACATTATATTGTTCAATGTTTGTTGGAATATAATCATTCTGAACTAAATCATAATCATATAATATATTCACATCGTCATAGTAAATATGTTCATCATCAACCTAAACATCTGCTGTTTTCTTTGTTCCGGCATTATTTGATGATGCCAATAAAATCTTAACATCTTTACTAACAGTAATGTCCATATATCCGCTATAGTTATTGGAAGCAAGTCCAACAGAATTATATATATCACCACTGATTGATATTGCTCTACCAAAAGTTTTAGTATTATCATTTATTTCAGAAACCCATTCATAATTGGCATTTAATACTTGTAATAATACATCAGGGTCAGTTATTTCTGAATATTGTGAATGATAACCTATATTGTAGAAGTCACATTTAACTTTTATTGCTTCAAAGGCTGCATTAAAGATAGTATTATGGTCTATTAAATAACTATCATCTTTAATTTGTCCATTAAGATCCCAACCATTAAATATGAAGCCTTCTTTAACCGGGTCATTTGGTTTAATTTCACCTAAAGTAACAGAATCTTCACTGAATCTTGAATCATATATCTCACCATCAACTTTGAATGATATATTAAACATATTGTATTCGCCAGTCAATTTATGAAGAATTTCCTTTAATATCTCAGCTATTTTAGCATTTTCTTCTTCATATTTCTTAATAGCTTCTTTAAGCAGTTCAATCAGACTTTCATCTTCATCTTTATAGTCATCAATTAAACATTCTCCAAATGGCTTTTCTATTTCAAGATAAAATGACACATAACCACCTGCTAATTCATCTGCAAATTGTTGATTAAATAAACTAATTGTCCATCCTTCATTCACATCACCTATCTCGGCACAATAGTTTATTATATTATTCAAAACTAATTCAGCAGTAGTTTTAACATCATATTCGTTTGAATGGTCGTGTGTCAATCTATCTGCATAGTATAAATAAACCTGCATTTGTTGCATATTATCATTGACAATTATTTGAGGAATATCAATATTAACTGCTCCATATTTCATATTTGGCTTACTATTCCAATTTTCATAAACATCACCAAGTGAAACTGAATTTACGAACTTTTGTTTCTTAGCAAATGTTTCTATTTTATGTAATAATTGTTTTAAATTCATATTAAAAATCAATTTATTTTTGTTCATATAAAACCCAATCTGGGTGATGCACTTTAGCATTGCGTTTATCCATCATTACAATTTCTCCATTAGATGTTATCCATAAGCATTTTTGATATGATCCTCGTTTTTTGCCTTTGCGAGCATCACTTAGTTTTTGTTTCTGTTCTTCTGTACGTTTTTTACCTTTATTGCTTTCGCTAATTTTTTGTTTAGCTTCTGTTGAAAAATGTTTACCAAACATTGGGGCATCTTTACCATATCTATGAACACCATACATCGGGTTCTTTTCTCCAGTAAATTTACCTTTTTGTGCATTACTCATTTTTTGTTTTTGTTCTTCTGACAATTTAATACCTTTTCTCGGAGACTTTTTACCTTTTTTACTTTCAGATATATGATTTCTATGAGTATCTGTAAATTTTTTACCCAAATGAGCTTCAGATATTCGTTTTTTAGCATCTTCATTATGTTTAAAACTGGATCTTCCCATACCACCCGGTATTAAATTATAAGAATCATTTCTACTTACAATATAAGCTGTAACTAAAAATTCTTCAATTACTAATGCATCTTCAGTAGAATCACAAAAACATAAAATACGTTTGCTAAAGTTTTCTATACCATATTTCTATATTGCTTTATTTATTGCAGTTCCACTCCCCATATATCCATCATCTAAGTTATCTGTAGAATGCTTGCCAATATAAAATTTATGATTTACTTTATTTGTTATTATGTAGACATAATGATATTTCATATTATAGAACAAATGGATTTTTATATGCAATACCGTCAGATGTTTTCATTCCATCTTTGTTACAACACGTTGGGTAATATGGTTTAAATAACTAATAATTACATTTTAAATAGTCCTTTAATCTATTTACATAAAATGCTGCTCTATTTACATACATTTGTTGTAAATATTGACAATCTTTCATTGACACGTTATACACATTAGTATCACCTGTAGTAACTACACCAAGATTTCTTACTTTAAATGATATTTCCATAATAATATCAGAAAGAACTTGATTTATCATCACTGGCTGAATATAATCTTTAAGTAATACGGTTTCATTTTCATTTAAATCATCATTTGCTATTCCATCTTGAAGTCTATGATAAAGTTTTCCACCTAACACAGGCTAAATTAACTAATCCTATGCATATACGATTGGTTGAACTAAATATGTTGCATCTAAATTTTCAGGAATAAATGTAGATTGCTTTAGTGTTTTCTCACTTATAAAAAGTACGTTATTATTCATTGTTGTCATTAGGATTAATTTTTGTAGTTTCATCAACATTCTCATCATTGTCTTCTGATGTTAACTCAAAAGGAATGAATTTAAGTACGTTTTCTTGACCATAGATGAGCTCAAATACTCTAGTAAATAAATTCTATATCGGAGTAATTTGAAGTCTTGAATAAAGGTCAAATGCTTCTTGGTATTCTTGTTTACTAAATACATTTCCAGTAATAGCATAACCAAATAATTGTGATGGTGCGGAAAACCCAGTGAAAATAGAAGTAATAGTTTGTGATTTCAATGCTTCATATTTCTTATCAAAGTTATCATCTGAAAGATTAGTAATTTCAACACCATCTTCTTTTCCATCATCAAATGTAAATATTACTCTACCTGCATTCTCATCACCCGTAAATTTTTCATTAAATTGTTTTTCTAAACGTTTCTTAGTATCTTCATCAGGCACACCTTGATGCCAAGAAACAATAGTATTATTGCTAAAGTTATTTCTGATTGCATTTAAATGGAAGTTGTCTATTCTAATTGAGGTTTCAATTGCCGCTATGGAACCAGAATAACGTGGTAATGGGTAAACTGTTCTTTTGCTTCCTGTATAAAAGAAAACAGCAGATTCATTTCTATATTCTTCACCACGTTTCCAAACAGGGAATGTAATATATTTTGGAGAAGATTTAATAGCAAAATCTTTTGCATAATATATAACTGTTTTTTCTTCATTTGTGCGGCATTTTCTCATATCAAGCCAACCAATTTCCTTGATTTGCCCCATTTTATTATAAAAGATTTGTATCGCAAAACCACCATAAATCATATAATCAAGAGCAAGATTTCTAATTATATCTTCCCAAGTTTCGTCTTCATTTGGTTTATAGATTGATTCAATACTATTTCCAACTATAAAATTAACAGTTGTATTAATAATAGATTGCATCAAAGATGATTTTTCATAAAGTCCATAAAGATAATATGGAAGTTTGTTGTCCTTCCCCCAATAATACCATTCTTTACCGGACACACTCCATTCTCTAAATTGAGGAATTTCTACATTTTCTAATGAAAAGGTCAAAAGATCTGTTTTTTTAGATTTTACTGTTTTTTCCATTGTTTTAATAGCTTTCTTTTTTTCTTAGATAACATCCCTGCTAAAAATTCAGCTGGTAATGGTTCATAATCATTAGCATTAATGTTAAATCCATCACCATCACTATTTCTATATACTAAATGTCCACCTGGGGTCTAATTATATCCACATTTATAGCTATTATATTTAGCGATATAAAAAATCTCAAAGTGGTCTAGAATTTTAGTAAGTGTTTGATGATTATTACATTCAACTTTTACTAATACATCATAGGAAATATTTTCCCAACCATATTTCTAAACTGCTTTATAAAAAGGATGTGTTGTATATATATCTTTTGAAGCCAATTTATGTTGGCTTTTTCTAATATTTTCGTGTATTGTTTGTCCAATATAGCATTTACCGCTTGGACTGGTATATTTATATATAATTCCAATCATTTTTGTTCAAATGAAAAATATATTTCAATCTATATAAACTATTTATTCACAAAAAAAGACTGAGAAAAATTCCCAGTCTTCCATTTCTTTAGCTATCAAATATTAAACTAATTCAATAGCTTCCAATGCTGTGATAGTAGTTGCATCAGTGATTTCTCTTGGTAATTCTGCATCATCAACAGAAATTGTCACTGAATACTAATTGGCGTCCGATGCAGCTGTTCCAGTCTCACCAGTTCCAGCAGAACCCTCAAGTGGATTTTCTACACCAATTGCCCAATATTTACCATTACGGTCTTTAACTACACCAGTGCATTGTCCCATAAGCATTGCCATTACTTCAAGACGTTTTGCATTTTCCATTTTCAAGAAGTTCATTGCAACTTCAGTTGTAAAATAAGAACCTGCATTATCATTTACTGTTAAAGTAGAAGTCATTGAAGCTGCACCTTTGCGTAAATTATAAACCTTGAATGCTGTAGTAGCATCAGGAGTTGCAAGGTGGTTTGAATCAATTGTCCATTTAACTGCTTCGAAGTCAGCTAACCAAACTTTAGCAACACCACCTACAGAATCTTTACATCCAGCATTTAATCCAGATAAAGTATATGAAGTACAACTTGCCATAATATAAATTCTTTTTAATTTTTGTAAGTTTTAATTGTGAGGGTTGGCCGTATTACCAACCCTCATTTTGTTGTTAAAATTTTGATTACTTCTCAGAAACAACTACTTGATCTGGGAATGCGATTTGTGCACCAGCATTGAATTTGATTGCTACACGGAACTCTTGATTATCTTTAGAGTACCAAACATCAAATGTGTCTGCATCAGCTTCACCATCAAAACCGTAGAATAAGTTTTCTGGGTCAGCAGCTAACATCTAACCTTTACCGTTCAAACCAGCTACACCGTGAAGACGTGTATTAGTTCCAGGAAGGATGATAGTTTTTGCATCATCTACTTTTGGATCATAATGATATAAGTTCTTAGCAGTGATTTCAAGAACGATTGAACGGAATGTATCTTCACCTACGAAGATTTCAGCTTTACCTAATACTTCAGCCGGAATTGCTTTGTAAACATTTAATGCTGTTTCATAATCAGAAGCACCTTTAGAAGCATCAATTACATCTGCTTCAGCGTTTGCGATAGTCAAAAGACCGTCAAAACCATTAGAAGCATCAGTTGCGTTCCAAATTAAATCTTCTAATTGACGATTTACACCTTTAACGATGTTGTCAGTAATTTTTTCCTCGAATGGAAGTACTTCAGCACCAGCTGCTGTACGAAGTTCGTCTTGCATCCATTTCTTACGTAAATCTTCCTCGCAAAGAGACATATTTACTTTATAAGGTGCAACTGTCATAACACGTTGTGTAAAAGAAACGTTGCCAGATGCATCCCAACCACAAGTACGAGCTTGAAGTACTGGGTCAGTAGCTAAAATATTCAAAGCTTCTTTATATTTTACACCAGGCATATCGTTGATGTATCTTTTGGTCTCGAAGCCAAGAATTGCTTTTGATAAAAGTTCACCTTTATGTTGTTCAACATAATCAGGTAATGAGTTTACTACAAATGCCATTGTTTTATATTTGTTAATTTTTATATTATCAGAATCTTGGCTTATAGACCCAAGACTTTGTTTCAGTTTTTTGTGATTTTAATTGTTCTTCAGCAGGTTCTGCATCAGATTTTTCTAATTCAGCTTTAAGTCTGCCGATTTCTTCGTCTTTTTCAGCTATAATATTGTTAAGTTCTTCAATTTGTGCTTGAAGCTTAGCAATTTCAGCATCTTTTTCATCTTCAGCGGGAGCTTCTTCCTCTGCTGGTTGTTCAGGTTCTTGTTCCTCTTGTTCAACTTCTTCGGTTTCTTCTGGTTGTTCCTCTGCTGGAGTTTCCTCTGCTTCTTTTTCACGTACTTCAGCAATTTTGCCATCAGCAATTACTAAAATGTTTTCAGAAGCAACGTATTCTCCATCTTCAGGAGCAACGAGTTCACCATTTTCGTCTTCAACAAAAACCTCTTTACCAACTTCTGCTTCACCTTCAATGATAAGCTTAGCTTTGTCGGTTTCAACTTCAGCTAAGTTCATAACCATACGAGCGAGTTTTAAAAGTTTGCTATTCATCATATATGATTTTAATTTTTGTTCAAATGAAAAATATATGGATTATCATTTTTCCAATATTTCATCTATCAATTTATTTATTTCATCTTCCGGAGTATCGGTTTTTTCTGATTCAAATTTTTCAACCAAGTGTCCGGCAACTTCAACAGAAAAACCATTCAAATCATTACCATTTTTGATTTGTTCCCATAAATCTTTATCTTCAATTTTGAATGAAACTACCCAAGAACCATCAGTTAAATTGACATATTCTTTAGGTGCAATTCCACGTTCTTTATCAATGAAATAAGATTCAACTAAGATTGCATTTTCGGTAAATAAACTATGGTCGTGTTGAAGATTTACAATATTAAATAAACCATTTTTGCTGTATCTTTCAACCAACTTTGCAATAGTTTCTTTGTTGAATATAACATAAAATTCTTCACCTTTAGCATTACGTCTATAAATAGGCATTTCTGCTATTAGTGCAGGCCCGGAAATGATTTGCTTTTCATCATCTTTAGCAAAACAAATATGTTCGTCACTAAATAACAAAAAGTCTTGCTCTATTGCAGGTTTATCAACTAAAGAAATAGCTTGTAAACCAAGTTCATTATCATTTATGTCTATGTAATAATATTTCATAACTCAAATTGAATATATTTTGTATCATTTTCAAATGAAGTCTTGTGTACTTCATTACTAATTCCTTTTTGCGCTAAATATTTACCCAAACACTAAGATGAATCATCATATAAAACTATCGTATATTCATTATCAGGCATCCCAGACACATCCAAACTAAACTAGTAATATAATTCATTACTTGAAATATTTGATGCATCTAGAGTGATTTTATCATTAGTAACATTATTCACTATTTCTATTGAATAAAGTGATGAGTCAATTCCTAATAAGTTTGGTATATATATGTTGTCGTTTAAGTATATCATAATTGTTCAAATGAAAAATATTTGTTTTGTTAAAAACGTGCTTCACTCTCCGCAACGTGGACTTTCTTCTGGGTAGAAGAAATATCTCCCTCGGTAACCACCACTCTAGTATCTTTGATTGCACCTTCTATTGAAGAACCTTGAACATCCTGTGTATATTGAACTGGAGCCTGAATTGAAGCAATTGCACTAGTGTTTGGTGTAGCAGAAGAACCTGAAGTAGAACCACCATTAAATTGTGTTGATTTAATTTTATTGATTTGCATTATACCAGTTGCTAACATAAATGCTGATAAAATAGAACCCATAATTGGTCCAGCAATTGGTCCTAACTGCATTGAAGATGCCCAAGCAGAAGCAATACCTGCAAGCATTGACATTGTAGCACCAGCAATTTGGTATTTCTTTGATGATTCAAAACCTTCTTTATTTGAAGTATCTTGTTCAGCTGCAAGCCCGTTAAATAATTGTGCAACAGCAGATAATGCAGTAGCTGCAATTTGTGCATATGCTGAATATGCTTTTTCTGCTTCACCCGGAATGTCAGAATTTATTTTTTTCATATTCTCTGACAATGTGTCCCAATTAGCCGTTAATGTTGCAATATTTTTCAATATATTACCCCAAGCAGGGTTGTCACTAAAATCATTAAGAGCTAAAGCAGATGCATTTATTGCTTCACTAATTTGTTTTGCTGTGAGTGCTTCAGGTGGAAGATTTTCTTCCGTAGAAGCAGATTTAGTTTCTTCAGGTTTTTTATATAAACTATCTTGAAGCTTGATTAACTCATCTTTTAATGATGCAATTTCTTGTTCAGTTAACGTAGTTTCAGTGTCTAAAATATTTTGTAAAGCTTCAATACGTTTCTTAGTAAATTCATCTTCTAATTCTTGCTTTTTAGCAACATATTCTTCATAACTCAAACCCATTGCTTGAAGTTTCAACATTTCATCACGTTCTTGTGTGTCAATATCACGTAAACGTTTCTTATATGCTGCTTCCTCTGCTTCTGCTTTTGCTTTACCTCTTACAGTACCTATTTCTTTAGCTTCCTCCTCATTTTTAGCCAATCGCTTTGCACGGTTTTTATTAAAACCTTCCTAATATGCATTAGCTGAAACTTCACCAATCTTTTTGAAGTCGTTACCAACATCTTTCCAGTCTGAAACGAAGCCATTTTTCATTGCAGATCCGGCAGCTTTTAATTTATCCACAAAACCACCTTCTGTTGAAGTGTAGGCCTGAATTGCAGCCCAGACAGATTTAAATGGAGTAGTAATATATGTTACTATTGCACTTCCAACGGCTTTTATAGTTTGAACTAATCCAGCCCAAGCAGCATTTAAACCACCAACTACAGCATCAGCAACCGTTCCAAGAAAATCAGTTTGGCCTGTAACTTTATCAAGCCATTTAGATATATCTTCAAAGTTTGCTATTATATAACCTAATGCAACTGCTAAAGCACCTAAACCTGTTGATATAAGTGCCTTACCAAACTTTGATGTAGCACCAGTAGCAGTTGAAATTGCGGTTGATAGTCTTTTAAACCCTTTAATACCAGCATCTAATGATGGTAATGCTTGTGTAATAGCCATTAAATTTTGCATTTTCTCTAATGACTTTAATACTGCTTCATTTTCAACACCAAATAAGTTCATTGTTGCTTTTGCTGCTTGAAAACCTGCAACTATACCACCAGTTGCTTTAACAACATTACTTGCTATTTGTCCAAAGTCCATTGCAGAAGCATTGACTTCTTCCATTTGCTCTTTAAGGGTATGCTGAATTTCAGCCGCTTTTTGCAATGCTTGGTTATATTCAGTTGTGCCTTCTTCTGTTGATAATAATTGGTCTTTTAATACCTTTAATTGTTGTCTCAGGTCTTTTACAGAAGTTGTTGCTTGCTAAGTATCTATTTCAACGACTTTTTTCTTTACTGCCATAATTCTATATTATAGTTTTTGTTCAAATGAAAAATAAATTATGATATAACATAATTATTGTTAGTATAACCGTTAATATCTTGAATTGTAACTAAATCTACCTTTGTTGGTTGATTATTTGTTATATCATAATCATAAATCTTATTGACTACACATAGTTGGTTTCCAACCTTCACTAATTGATTCCATTGAAATTGATTATATTCACTAGGTTTTAACAATACATAACAGGTAATAATTTTATTTTGTATGTTATATCTCTCATTCAGGTAATTCTCCCAGAAATTACTATAAATACTATTCTTACCTACATAATTGTTTAAGTAAGTATAATTTTCTTTTGGTATGTTAAATACACACAGATTATCGCCATTCACAATATCAAGTGCAGGATAGGTTGAAACATCAACATTTTCACTTGCATTTTGTGTGTAGAAGTAAGTATTGTTTGCCTGTTGAAAATCAGTATCATCGCTTATATTAACTGGACGTAATCTTAATGCGTCTTCTGTGTTAAAATTTGATAACCCATTACGGAAAAAGTACGAACCAAACACACTAACCTGTTTCTTATCTTTATCTTTGTTATATACATAGATTTCAGAAGGTAAACTATAAACTATAGTGTGATAGTCATATAAATTTGTCCACGAAAGTACGTTATCAGAATTAGTAATTGATTGGGTTATATCTTTAAAAAGTTCAGAAGTCTCACTATTAAAGTTATATTCAGTTATTAATCTATATTCACCATAGTTTACACCATATTTTTCTTTATACTTTTTACCTAAATCAGTATCGCTATCTTTGTAATTGAATAGTACGTATTTGTTTTCAAATGTAATAGGTTTAATCGTATAATCTTTAGATTTATCTATTTTACCACTCCAATCTTTTACGGTATAATCATCAAAGTATTTATTATATTGTTTAAAGATAACTTTCTTATTGTATTCATCTACACTAATACCAATTCTGAACATCTTGCAATATTTGATTATCTCATTAAATAGGTTGTAATCTTTATTCCATAAGTCATTAAGGGTAAAATATGCATTACTTCTACGTGGGTTAAGAACTACTTCAACATTTAAAGCATATGTACTTTGAACATTAAATGTTTGTGAATACGAAGTTTGTGTAGGTACGTAATCCCTATTGTTTGAATCTTTAAAAGGGTAGTTAGTATTTAACCATTGTCCTGTATAGTTTAATGTTGCATACTCACTGAAATCTTTATATTCCAAATCCTGAACAATATCAGCATATACATCATAATAATCATATGAACCATTTAAATGCTTTGCTTCTCTATCGTCACCATCCATTCTAAATACTCTAAAATATCCATCTGTCGTTCCTGAATAATCTCTATCACAAATTAGGTATTTTCTTGTTTTTATTACCGTTCCATTGGGGTTTAATGCATTAACCGTAAATTCAAATGCATTATTTGGATTCAGGTGCAAGTTATATCTTACACTCGATTGGTAGTATGCTGGTATTTGCATTCTAAACGAAATCTGATTATTTAATAATACTTGAAATATATCAGATAATCTAAATTTAGTGGATATAGTTGTACCTTCTTCTGGTATAAGAATTGAATAAGATTCAACTGCATAGTCATAACGCATTTCAAATGTATCTGTTTTTACAGTTGCAGTAGGTGTACGTCCCCACGATAAGCCTAATGAAGAAACTGTATAATTATTTTTCTTTCTTTCTTCTTCTTTAGTCCTTTGTCCAAAACCATATAACATAAAAACCGTATCATACCAGTAAGGATTAGAAGGTGTAAACCAATTACTATCTAATTCAAAATTATATCCAGTTACTTCTTCTGCTTTTGCTTGAAATATTTGAAATAATTTATTCCAATAGATATAAGGAAGTTGAAGATAACTACGATATTCTCCAATTTCTCGCGGTAACATACCATTTGGTATTGCTGTATCAGGTTCAACACCTGTTGCTTGTGTAAATTCATCACCTAGTACATCAGAGAATTGTTTTGAAGTGTTTACAGTATCTTGAAAAGTCTTATAATCAAACCCTTCTGAAATTGCATTATTAGGCGCAAAACCAATAATATCTGTTATTGTGTAACCACTATTGGTTTTCTTCAATAGTTCGCTATGTGTCTGCCCAGCAGAAGTCCAAGAATTATAAATCAGTTCTTTGTTTATATATTCTTCAACATAATCTTCACCGTGTATCAAGTAATCGGTATCATCAGTAGTGGTATCAAAGGTTATCTTTTTCATTTCCTGAAACACTTTACCTAATTCGCCGAATAATGTAATTTCATAAGTGCCTTTACCATTGTTCTGTTTAACCTCATTCATTTTAGCATAACCAACCATAAGGACATCATCACCCCATTGTAATCTCATATCCAGTTTCTTGTATGGGTTGAAATAGATACCAGTCAACGCCTGATTAGCATTGCCTTCAACCGTCAACTTATCCGGATTATAGATATGTCCAAATATTTCATTGTTTCGCGCAGTAAAAGGAATAGATATTGTTTTACTCCAGTCATTTATAATGGTAGTGGGATTAGACAAATCTTCAAATTGCTTTGTAATAGCAAATTGTACAGTTTCATCCAACTCTATTTCTCTATTTTCTATGAATAATCTTGTCATATTAGTAAATGATATTTTGTGTTTCTGTTGCTTCTAATGTTAAGTCAATGCTTAATAATTTTTTGTCATTATGATACTTTTTTTCGATATATGGTGAATCCGTCATTATAACATCATATTCTGTTTGTGTTTTTGTATCATACAATCTTAAAATTGGACTTACATAAATACTTTCATAAAATGGGAATAAATCTTCAGCCAACCAACCAGAATTGATTTTCCATTTTGGCTGCACTTGCACGTTGTATTTATGTCTTTCACCTGTGTAACTTACATACTCGCTGTTTTCAATATCTTCAGAAAATTCCGTTTTGCCCGTAAATGGCTGTGATTGATAAGAACCATATCTATCTTGCCATAATAAATAATAACGTTCTTTACACGCTTCAATAACACCAATTCTTCTATATTGATACGTTCCACCACTGTTGATATAACGCATATATACCCATATATCAGTGCTTAATGGTAAGTCTCCTTGTTGGGAATCTAAAAAATATGCATAACTGCTAAAGAATGTATGCGTATGACTATTCATATTTAAACTTAGATTATAATTACCCAACCAATTGGCATTATTGGTATAATCATTACCAGCAAACACAGAAAAAATAGTTGCAGCTTGTAGCGCCCGACCAGCCTCGATTGTTAACCCAAAAGTCATAGTTGTGTAATAATCCAAATCTTGTACATTGTTTACTATAGGGTATCTAGGTGTTAAGTACAAGTTATTATCTGTTCTATATCTATTATTCCCTTGCAGTAATAAACTAATATCATAATCAGTGCTTGATGAAAAATCAAAAAATGTAGAAGAAGGAAGCATTGAAAGTGTAGATTTTTGTACATTCGGATAAGGATAAACATTTGCTACACTTATCTCTGAACCTGTCACTGTCTGTCCACCACTAATTGATACTATTATTCTATATATGTCTATAATGTTAGTATCAGTATTAAACACACTAGTATAAACTAAATGTGGATTTAATTTCCTACTTCTGCATATATCAGTAATATCGAATGTATAGTTACGTACACCACGGTTGTAATAGTTACCGACAAAAACAGTACTCCATCCTTCTGGCGCATTTAAATTAGATACTTGAACTTCATATTTATACATTCCTTTTGGTTGAATAGAACCTAAGTCTATTTGCTGTGTTATTCGTTCATTTAAGTATTTCATAGGTTTTCTATATCTTTTTCTATTTCTTTTTCTATTTTATCTGCAATTGCTTCAACTAAGTTATCGACCAATCCATCATAAGTTTCATCTATAGTTTGTTGGAGCAAATGTTTACCTTCAGTTCCTTTAGTTGCAATCTTTCTTGATATTAAATAAACTAATTGGTTTGTTGTTGGAACTTTACCATTTCTTCCAGGACTTGGCACTAATCGCTTAAATTGGATCCATTTTAATATTGCATCTGGCGGTGGAAACTTTCCGGGTCTTCTACCATTTTCAGCATATATATAATAGTCTGGAACCAACACAAATAATTCAAATATGTTGCCTTTATATTCAACAATTTCTTTAAAATTATAAAGTTCACCATTTTTATCATAGCCAGCCTATTCCATTTTATTTCTATATACATCACAAATTTGGGTGCATATATCGCGTATTTCTTTTATTTGTGTTAAATCTGTCATACTTGTTCTATTAATTTCCAATCTTTATGATAATGGTGAGCATTAGATTTATCCATAATTTTAATTTCACCAGATGGTGTTAACCATTTATATCTAGGCTACCCATTTTTGTTCCAAGGTGTTTTTCCTTTACGTTGTTCAGACCATAATTGGTGTGTTTCAAGTGTTGGATGGTGACCTTTATTTCCTTTTCCATTAGTATTATTCATTAATGCCTTACTAATTTTTTGTTTATGAACCTCATCCATCGGTCCAAATGTATGGTGTTTACCTGCATTTTGATTACCGTGTTCTTTACAATAACGTTTTTGAGCTTCACTTAGTTTTTGTTTATGATCTTCGGTTTTTGGTTTTCTTAATTTTTGTTTAGTTTCTTCTGTATGTGTTCTTCCTAAAGCGCCATCTCCACCATCCGTTAAATTATAACCAGCTTCTCTGGCTTTATACTTTTTAATATAAAACTTTTCAAGCCAATTTAGCTTTTCTTCAGTATCACAAAAAGCTAAGTATTCTTTAGTAAAGTTTTCAATTCCATATTTCTAAATAGCTTTTTTAATTAACTTACCACTTCCCATATAGTCATCATCAATGTTGTCAGTGGAATGCTTTCCAATGTAAATTTTACCATTTATATTATTGGTAATCAAATATATGTAATTATATACTTTCATTATCGTTTTTGCATTTTTTTAATCATTTCTTCTTTCTTCTTATTAACCATTACTTGATAGCTTACTACATAAAATAATGTTGCACAATCATAGTTCATCGCTTCTTCTAAAGTGTGGTTTGTCACTTCTACAAAGGTCATTACGAACGGAAAGATTCCAAAGGGGTTATCATCATCGTTGTTGACAGATTCACTACTTTCTCCAGATTCTCCATCACTTCCTTCGGTAGCCCGGTCTTCTTCATCTATTTGATTGAATAACGTCGGAAAATTTTGATGAATAGTTCGAACTACCGAATGAAAAAAAAACTTGCGCTGAATAAAATAGGTACTGGCACATCTAATATATCATTAAACACTTGGTCCATATCATAACCATCATTATATTTATGGCCTTTAGGTATAATGAAAACTGAAAATATTTTTTGTTCATCTTCATTTTTTTGGTAGTTTTGGAAGTCAATATATTGGGCTGTAGTGATTTTTCCAAGTAACCCATCAAAATAATATTCTCTACCATTCACTTTAATGTTTTTTACGTGCAAATCATTTGGAACTGGTTTTTGTAAAAACTATAATTCTTTACATTTTTCATTAAACTCTTTTAATGGCAAATCTAAAACATCTTCACCAAAAATAGCTGCCATAATTCCGTACACACGTTCATTCTCATCTTCAATATTAGAAGCCTCTCTAATATCAAGTAATTGTCTATATGTAATATTATTCCAAGTCATAATCTTTATATTCTTTTCAAATGAAAAATAATTATTTTTTATGTGATTTTCTATTTTTAGCAGATTCTGACATCTTTTTTCTTGTCTCATCTGAAATACTTCCTTTCAACCCTTTATTCCAAGGTGTTTTACCTTTATGTGATTCTCTCATTTTTTGAATTGTATCATCAGAATAACATCCTTTTTCATATTTGTTCCAAGGAATATTACCTTTTAGAGTATTACTAATTTTTTGTTTAGTCTCATCTGGTAAATGTTTATTAACCCAAAAACCATTAGTTCCGAACATTGGATTTTTTTCACCTCTTTTTGATTCTGATAGTTTTTTACATTCAACTTCGCTTTTTATTCGTCCTTTACCAGCTTCACTAATTTTAATTTTATTTTCCTGTGTATGTTTATATCCAATTGTGCCATCTCCACCATCCGTTAAATTATAACCAGCTTCTCTGGCTTTATACTTTTTAATATAAAACTTTTCAAGCCAATTTAGCTTTTCTTCAGTATCACAAAAAGCTAAGTATTCTTTAGTAAAGTTTTCAATACCATATTTCTAAATAGCTTTTTTAATTAACTTACCACTTCCCATATAGCCATCATCTAAATTATCTGTATGGTGCTTGCCAACATAAATCTTATTATTTACCTAGTTCGTAATTAAATAAATGTAATTATATTGTTTCATTTCATTAATCATATCTTTATATATTTATCAGTGTTTTAATAAACAGCATAGTTTCCAGAAGTTAACGAATTAAAACCAATGGCTAAACTCATTATCAAATCGTCGTGGTGGCCATTTCGAGCATTAAAGACACGTTTTCTAGTTTTACTATAGGTCAATTCATAATATTGCAATTCATCCATTAGTTCGTAGTCAGTATAAATCATAATTTTGTTATTCTGAAATGCAACCTGCAACTTAGAAATGATTTTATCTTTACTAGCATTATCTGTATAAAACCCAACTAATGGGACATTTCTCATTTTTAATTCATCTCTAAGCAAACCAAAATAAACATTACCAATTGAATTTGTTTCAACCGTCACTTTTTTAGGTTTATACTAAGCAACTAATCTTAATATTTCAGCAATAGTTTGTTTTGGATCCTTGTCATTAAAATAAATTATATTGTAAAGCTGTCCACTCATTCCTATAATAGAAATAGCAGTATAGTCACCACCCGTTGCACCAGCCCAGTCAATACCAAATACTACTTGTTCCGTACAAATACTTGGCTTATCTTTAACACATTGTGAGTAATCACCGAAGAAATCAGATTCATTATTTAAGAATTCTCCTAAATAATAGTTTTTGAATTTTAATGGGTCAACGGTTTTTCGGTACAATTCAAGTTTAGAAGGGCTAAGCAATTCAGAAACATCTTCAAGTGCCCAATCATAACTATAAATATTTTCATCACCGCTCATTCCCATCTAATAATAATTATAGAACTGCCCAGACTTGGTTCTTGGGGTAGAGAACATTACAATAGGTCCTTTAGTAGTATTCACATACGGAAATATTGCATCTATAATATCTTCACTTAAATATGCAGCTTCGTCTATTATCAGCAACTCACACGTATAACCTTGTAATGCATCCACACCTTGCTCAGCCGAGAACAATCGTATTTCAGCTCCATTTTTAAATAGTAACTATCTTTTTATATCGTTCTTTTTATAATAGAATGGTTGGCCTTTACACATCTTCCAAGTTTCAGTTAAAACTTTATCAGCTTGGTTGAATGTAGGTTCAATAATGTAGCATCTAAAATTTTTGTTCTATATACAATAAAACATACCAATCAATTCTGCTAAAATTGACTTGCCGCACTGACGTCTTGACTTGACTACGTGAATAGAATCTTTCCAATGGTTCTTCAACCCTAAGAAAACCTTCTATTGCCAACCAAACATTTTAGGTAATTGTATTGTTGTCATTATTCAGATTTTTACTTTTTATCTAGAGCATCATTTATTAAACTGTCCACTTCATTAAATGGTGCTTCATCAGGCTTCTAATTAAACTTAGCTTCTACGGTTTCAATGCTTTCTCCACCAAAGGTAATGACTATATTACTGTCATCTGTCTGAACCTGAACCTAAGTTTTTTCTGTATCATATATTCCTGCAGTTTTATTCAGCTTATCGACTGCTTTAATTGCCACATCTAAGTCACCTTGCTAACGGGCCTCAGCGTATATATCGGTCAATCTGTCTAAATTTATATCTTTCAGCTTCTTATATATGGCTTCATTATTGAACATATTGATAGATTCAGTAATAATAGAGTGCATATAATTATACGAAACACCCCATTCATCCATATATTTCTTCACAATTTGACGATATAAAGTTCCTTTGGCAATCTCATCTGCAATAATCATTGCTCTTGCCTATAATGTAATATTAGAATCAAACCTGTCTCTGTCGTGAGAAAAGTCTCTATTTATATAATTATCTTTTTTACTAGCCATAACTAATCATCATTTCTTTTTCTTTGATTGTTTCTGTGACTTCTGGGACACCTTATTTGTTTTAGTAATAGTTTTATTATCTATTGGTTTTGCAGTGTCCTGAATGGGTTTTTCTTCAACTGGTTCTTTATAGTCAAAATAAAGTTTGCCCATTGTCTGTAATGCTTTTAATACACAGGCTGGACAACTTGGTTTAATATAAACATTTAATTCACGACACATTGAAATAAAATCGTTCGCAAATCGACTGTCCATAGATCTATAATAATTAGATTCAATCGCAGTTCTAAAAATCTGCTCATATTTAATAAGTTTATCGTGTTGTATCTTGTTCATCATCTTTCATATATCTTTTTTTATTTTTGTCCATTTTATAATAAATGTAATCTCTAACCCAAATCCATAAATCCTTCGTTAACATAATAATTTCTCTAATAAGAAATACAAAGGTTGATAATAATAAAACGAATGCAATATATGGAATTGTGAATTTGCCTACCCAAAACAGATAAATTAAGCCTATCCAAAAGTTCATACAATAACTACAAGAAAAAGGTTTAATATCAAAATTAGTGGTTTCGATTTTTCCTTTAGTGAGGATTCTCGATATTAGGCGCTTTATTGAATCTATCACACCAGAATCATCAATTATTGCGGCTACTATAAACTATATTAGTAACAAATTTAATAGTATCATATATTGAATAATAAATTTTAATTTTCTAATCGTTTCCAGTCTTTATGATGCTAAGCTGCACCATTAGCTGACATTATTTTTATTTCTCCTGTTGGAGTTAACCATTTATATTTAGGTCTTGGTTTACTTAATTTGTTTTTAGATTCAATAGAATGATGCTTACCAAACATTCCATTATTTTTACCCTTAGTATTGCCATAATTTTTATGTATTGTCATATGGTCTTTTTTAGTTAAAAAAATCAATTCATTAGCTGGACGATTTTCGTATAATCCCATTTCCATAAGTTCTAATCGATTTTTATTTAACTCAATTTCTAATCTATGGTGGCAATGCCACATCTGTGTTGTGTCATTAATGGCTTTTTCATAATTCTCAATTAAACTAATGTCTTCACAACAATAGTTTTTAACGTTATATTCATTTATCATATATCTTCAGTTCTTTTTTTATCTCTTTTATTTTTCGCATCAATTCGCCTCTGTCCACCTATAATAAATCGGCAAGGGCTTTGAATGTGAATTTATTCGCAGTATTATGTTTATCTTTGTTTAACAGATATATGATAAACAGATTCTAGGCCCAGATCTCCATTGATAGGAATTTCCTAATAATTGGGATATTGGGGTCTTCTGTTTCTTCATCTTCAACCACGTCAATCAAATAGTTTCGGAACATCGTTATATCTTGCTAAAACGTAGTATAATTCAGTTCTTCAATAGGTCTGTCTATTTTAGGTCTTCCTTTTTTACTCATCTTTATTATTATATATATTTTTAATCACTATATCTTCAAGTGTCTCCTCAGTCAAATAATTATAATTAGTGGAAATCATTTCACCAGTATTATCAAAGACTTCCCAAGTTTTGTCTGATATATGTTTGAAGATTTTAAATCCTTTTTTATATTTATTATAAATTTGAGAACTATTAGAATGAACCTATCTTGCAATAATACCGGAAACATAGGCAGTCAAACCTGTTATTCCCTATGTATCATATAATTCTTTAAGCTTGTCTTTCTTTTCTATTAGGTAAAGCCAAACCTCTTGAATCTCATCCTATATGGTATCTTCATCAATGGTTTCATACTCTAATTTACGAACATAATTCTGAACCAGCCCTCTGTTATAGAGCCAATTCAGAATTGTGTCTGCATCATTATTCTCTGGTGGTGTCCAGAGCTTTTTTAAATATTCTCTTTGTTTTTTAGGAACTCTCTAGCTAAAATGTGATTCTGTATTTAAATCAAGCTTCTTTGGATTTTTCATTTAATGATTTATGTTCTTTTTTATATTGTACATAATAGGCAGTTACATAACCTGCACCAAAAATAATGGTAACGTTTAATACTGTTGCTAAAACAGATGCGATTGATAATAATGTAATCATAATGTGTGAGATTTAATTTTTATTGTTTCTATATATTATTTATTTAAGAAAATTTTGGCCAAAATTCAATTTGCTAAAGTGTCTAAAGTAGGTTTAAAATTTTGGTTGATAAACTAGTTAAACTAGTTTATATAGTATATATAATATATAAATAATTAAAACAGATATACAGAATGTACCATTTTATGGCACATTATTTAATACTGAATTATTTATGTTTTCTATTTATTGTTTAACAATGGAACTATCTACTTAGTTTAAACTAAAATACTAGTTCACTTTCATCTATATGCCATATATCTCTTTTAGCTTCCCATTGTGCTTTTAGTTCTTCAAACCTCTTTTTAGTATATTCAACACCTTGAACTTCCATTGATTCTGCATAAGGTGGCCATCCGTATTCAAACCATTCCTCTAAAGTCTCTATATGTTTAGGTTTCCTCTGGTGATACGAACTTAACCAATTATAGTTATATATATCCTTATTGGTTACACGTCCTCTAGTGACACATAAACCAATACTATCGGCTAATCTCTCTATACTAGTATTATCTCTGTGGTTCCATCTGAAACAAAATTCATTCAGATAGAGCTGAATATATTTTTTCTCAGGTCTCACATAATGACATCTGTATCTGCGTTTCAAATGGCTAAATGTTCCTTCAATTCTGTTACTCGAATATTCACCATTATGGAACTCTCGTTTACTATGGTTCATTTGCACTACGTCTATACCTGTTTCTGCAATCTCTTTATATAATATAGATTGGTCACTAACTAAGTGCTGAATATTACCTGTATGTTTTAATGTAATATCTAACAGGTCCTTAGAATCAAATCTATTAGGAACTGCCATTAATACAATATTCTTGCCATCATTCATTCCATATACTGGTTGCTTATATTCAGATATGGCTCTACGTATATTCTTTTTGTGCCAGGTTCTTTCCTTATCACCTTCATACCATAAACCATAACGCTTCAGTAAATCTATCTTCTTATGCAACATTATGCTTGACCACTTGCCACCAAGATAAACTTCATCTACAGCTACATCACCTTCCAATACGGTTCCATCTGGTCTGAATGCTTCTCTTAATTTATGTAATAAGAACCAAGCAGACTTTTGTGTTATACCCGTATAAGCTGAAAGCTCTTCAGAACTGCATCCTTTGCTCATTGTAATCAAATAGAGAGCAACAATCCACGAAGCAATAGGAATCTTTGTTCCGTGAAAAACAGTGTTACTGGTGTCACTAAAACGCTTTCCACATTTAGAGCACTTATGCATACCGTTCTTATAGGTCCAACAATGAACTTCACCACAATAAGGGCATCTTACGCCGTTTGGCCATCTTAACTTAGTGAAGATTTCCTTTGCGTGCATAATAATGTAAATCACATTTTGTTGGTGCTTTTGGTCTAACTTTTTCATATGTTTTACTGCTTTTAAAATACATTGCAAATTTAATAAAAATTTTCGACATATGAAAATTTTTTGACAAAAAAATGACGAAAAAATGCACTTTTATTCCAGTGATTTTCAGGGTGTTAGCTTTGGTCTAATACTATTGATAATTATATACGAGTTTGCCCTAATTTTAGGTTCCCAATACGCGCGTATATATAAGGAATCAGACCAGCAGATTAGCAGAAAAACCGGAAACCCGATTCATCTGAGCATCTGATTAATCTGAACCACTAGCAAAATGAGATAATTGGTCGTGGCTGAGTAATCTGATTAAATGGAATTATTGGAATAATGTGGTTTGTTGCGATAAATCTGAGAAATGGGGTTTCCCGGTAATCAGGTAATCGCCTGTTTTAGGTCAATATAGTATATAATTATCAATTATATTATAATTGATAAAGTCGGAAGAGAGCACAAAAAATGGGAGCTTAGTCCATCTCGGATTTGGCTCCCTAAAAATTAATAAAAATTGTTATATTATGATTATTTTAAATGTTTTAATTGCGAACCAAATTAAATGGTTCATATTATTTATTTCAGTTTTTTCCAAATCAAAATTATGTGCATTTTGGTAGGCCTCAGAGGGCCAGATATCCCGCGTTCCTGCGATTTCCTGAAGAACCTGAACAAGCCTGAACCATTTAAAATACTTTATTTCTATTACTATTCCCTATCCTTGACTAGTATCAGCACATTAGCCGGATATCCGATTTCCGTGAGTATATTAAA